GTGACCGAACAACGACTATTTCCCAAACCGCATTCTGCGCGCGACATCACCCCTTTTTCCAGTGCGAGGCAAGCGTGGTTCTGGTTCGTGCGCTGTCAGACTGCGCGGATCGAAGGCGCGCGTGTGGTAGCCGACGCGGGCGAGGTGGTGCGCCCCTGTGACCCTGATGATGTCTATAACGCGGTGATGCGCCTTAAAAAGGCGGGTATTCTGGGCGACCGGCATTTGCAGGTACTGGAATATTTCGGGTTGGTCGAACGCGAACCCGATGAGCGTGACCCGCGCGAAAAGGACAAGGGTGATTTATGGCAACAGGCCCTTGATGCGCTTGAAAATGTGCTGGTCACACGCGGCATCGTCAAACGCGGGGAAGATGAAAGTTTCCATCACGAAGATGTCGCTGTTGAACTGGGTGGGGATCTGTCGCCATGCGGGATGTAAACAACGTTCTCACACAAGCCAAAACCGCTGAAACGGCGCAGGAATCCGCCGGTCCGTGGATGGATCACTGGGCCGATCAATCCGCATCGGGGCAAGAGGTCTCAATCCTGGTGGTCTTTGCCGATGCGCCGGAAAAGCGATTGTTGCGGGTCCTCAAACCGGGCTTTCGCCATTGCTTTGTGCTGGTCTCCGGGGTGCGGGCCGGGGAATGGATTTGCCTTGATCCGCAAAGCCATCGGGTGCGTTGTGAAAGCTGGTGCTATTCGCCGATCTTTGATCCGGCGGCCTATTATCGCGGCCTTGGCTATCACTGCATCTGGGCGCGCTATCCGGCCTCGATTACGCGCAAGGTGCGGTTTGGTCCTATGAGCTGTGTTGAGCTGATCAAACGCCTTTTGGGTATTTCGGCCTTCTGGATTATCACCCCCTGGCAGCTCTATCGCCATCTGCTACAGGCGTCTGAAAACCCCGACCAGATTGGCAATGTGTTTTTTTCTGAAAAATGTTCTTGATTTGTTCTTCTTAATGTGGCATAAGAGACAAATCAACGCCACAGATGCGCCCGTAGGGTTCCGACCCTTGCGGGCGTTTTTGCGTTTGGGGGATCGGGAGGGAAAAGTGATGGGCAGTTTGTTTTCGACACCAAAACCGGCCGCTGTCAGTGCGCCGGTCCCAACGTCAACGGCGACCACAACCGATGACGAAACCAGTACCGAAGATGCCGCACGATCTGCGCGGACCGAGGCGCTTGAACGCCGCCGTTATGGTCGTGCCAGCCTGATCGGGACAAGTTATCGCGGGCTTTTGACGGATCGCATCGCCAAGGCGGGTGGCGGCAAGAACCTTTTGGGGGAATAGGCATGGCGAATTCGCAAAAGGCTGTGACTGAGGACAAGGCAACCGACGGGGCAGATATCACCCAGTTGCGCGCCCGTTTTCAAAAGGCGATGGAGCGCCGACGTAACTGGATTGCGCATTGGCAGGATTGTTATGAATTTGCCCTGCCACAGCGCAATGCCGCGGCATCCAACCAGACCAATGGCGGCAAGCGCCTTGATCGGGTGTTTGACGCAACTGCGTCCGATGCGGTCGAACAGCTTGCCGCCAGCCTGATGGCCGAAATCACCCCGCCCGGTGGCGGCTGGTTTGAGTTGGAGCCGGGCGGCAATGTCGCCAATGCGGATCGACAGGCTTTGACCGAACAACTCGGCCGGGCCGTTCGTATTTTGCAGGGGCATTTTGATCGGTCGAACTTTGCCGTCGAAATGCATCAGGCGTTTCTCGATCTGGTAACCGCCGGGACTGCGTGCTTGCGCCTTGAAAAGGCCGATTTGCATAGCCCGTCTGCTTTGCGTTTTACGGCCGTTCCCTTGCGGGATCTGGCGTTTGAAGAACGATCGGATGGCAAGATGGATGCGGTGTTTCGCAAACTGGCACTCACCCGCGCGGAAATCCTTGCAACCTGGCCGGCGGCAAAGGGCATTGCCGATGATGATCGCGATGGCAAGGACGCACCCAAACGCATCACCGTGATCGAGGCCGTTTTGCCTGCAACCGACCGCAAAACCGGCTATGAGCTGTGTGTGTTTCGCGAAGACGGTGACGCCAATACCAATGATCTGATCTATCGCGACCGGTTTGATGTGTCGCCCTATATCGCCTTTCGCTGGATGAAGGCGCCGGGCGAGATTTATGGCCGGTCCCCGGTGATGAAGGCGCTGCCCGATATCAAGACCGCCAACAAGGTAGTTGAGCTGGTGCTGAAAAACGCCTCGATCGCCGTTACCGGCATCTGGCAGGCCGATGATGACGGCGTACTGAATCCGGCAACCATCCGGCTGGTGCCGGGCAGCATCATCCCCAAGGCCGTTGGATCGGCGGGGCTTAAACCGCTTGAGGCGCCCGGCCGGTTTGATGTGTCTGATCTGGTACTATCGGATTTGCGTGATCGCATTCGGCGCTGCTTGCTGGCCGATCGCCTGGGGCAAACCGATCAACCGGGCATGACCGCGACCGAGGTGCTTGAACGCGCATCGGAAAACGCCCGGCTTTTGGGGGCAACCTATGGCCGGTTGCAGGCGGAATTGCTTTATCCGCTGATCCGCCGTGCGCTTTTTATCCTGACCCAAACCGGGGAGCTTCCCGACATCCCGCTGGATGGCGATGTTGTGGTGCTGCGTCATGCGGCCCCGCTCGCGCAACTGCCAAAACGCGTACAGGCGGGCCAGGCCCTTGATTGGCTGTCGCGGATTGCCGCCCTTGGCCCGGATGCAATGGCAGAGGTCGATCTGCCCGTCATGGTCCGCTGGCTTGCCGATCAGTTTGGCGTGCCGGATCATTTGTTGCGGCCAAACCTGCCACCCGAAATCGCGGAGGCGGTGTGATGACCGATAACGGATGGGACTGGTTTGAAGCTGAAAACGAGAGCTTGAGCGAGGACGGCACTGACCACTGGCAGGCCTGTTTTGACAGCGACGCCGGGGCAAAGGTGCTGGCCGATCTTGAACGCCATTTCCTGCATACAGCCCTTGGCCCGGATGCCAGCACTGCGGCGATCTGGATGCGCGAAGGGAAGCGGGCGTTGGTGCTGCAGATCAAACGGCTGGCGGAGCGTTCCGCAGCAGATTGATCCCCGCCTGTGCGGGAATGACGTTCGTTCTTTGTACCTGATTGGGCTCCGTCATCCCCGCAAAGGCGGGGATCCCGAGCCACATCTACCAAACCCAAGTTTGACGCCAATGAGCGGAGCATTCGCATGACAACCGAACCCGACCTTCTCGCACCGGAAACAGAAACGCCGGAAGCACCGGAAGCAGCAGAAACACCCGAACTATCCAATACCGACAGCGAAGTACCAGAAACCGACCTTGATGCCGCAGTCCTCGCCGATCTGGTCCCCGAAACACCGGACGCCTACGCAATCACGCTTGCAGATGGCATGGAAGATATCGATGCCGATCTGAACCAGCGCCTGCATGAAGCAGGGTTCAGCAACGCACAGGCACAGCTGATTTATGATCTGGCGGGGGAGGTTCTTTCACCGCTTCTCGGCGATCTTGATCAGGCCGCTCAGCGCGCGACCGACCGTGCGGCGTTGGCTGCTGAGTTTGGCGGGGCTGAAAGCTGGAAAAAGCTGGCCCCGAAAATCGAAAGCTGGGGCAAGGCCAACCTACCCGAGGCCGCCTTTGAAACCCTCTGTCAAACTGCCGATGGCGTGCGCGCAATGCATCGCATGATGACCCATGGCGATGAGGCAGCCCTTGGCAAAGCTGATGGCGGGGCGGGGGATACAGGTCTTCGGTCCGAAATCCGGCGCAAGATGAATGATCCGCGCTATTGGCGGGATCGTGATCCGACGCTGGTCGCCGAAGTGCAGGCGGATTTTGCCCGGCTTTCCGGTGGGTAGCTTGCCCTAGAACAACTTGTCGGCACGGTCGATGACCGCGTTGACATAGTCCGGGATCGGGGTCAGCGGCAAAAGGAAATAACCCGCAATCCCCAGCCCGATCAGGCTGAACACAAGCAAAACCGACTTCTTCACGGCAGATACTCTTTTTCTTTGTTTTCTTGTTTGTCTTGGACCGGACCGCGCAGAAAAGCCCTTCGGGTGCAACAGGTCGGGGCAAATCAAGCGCGTGTCCTACGGAACCTCGATGGATGAGGTTTCCTGTAACAGCGCTCTTAAAACACCAAACCTTGGCCGGAAAATGACCGGTTTTGGGGCAATTGTGGCACCGCTCATGATGAGTGCTGCAATTGAACCCCGGCGGCTGCCTGCAATCACGACAAAACCATATCTGAAACAAGGGGATAAAAGGCGATGACAACTACGATTGATCAAAGCTTCATCGACCATTTTCAGGCCGATGTGCATCAGGCCTATCAACGCATGGGTTCAAAACTGCGCAACACGGTGCGGGTCAAAAACGCCATCAAGGGCGCGACCACGGTTTTCCAGAAAGTCGGCAAGGGCACGGCCACCACCAAGGCCCGCCATGGCAAGGTGCCGGTGATGAATGTCGATCACGAGGCGGTGCGCTGTGACCTGCGTGATTACTATGCCGGTGACTGGGTTGACGCGCTCGACGAGCTTAAAATCAACCATGATGAAAAGATGGTTCTGGCCAATGCCGGGGCCTATGCGCTGGGCCGCAAGACCGACGAGCTGATCATCAATGCGCTGGTCGGGGCCGATGATGTCGTGCCCGATAATACCGAGGGCATGACCCTTGATAAGGTCATGATGGCGTTCGAAGGCCTTGGCGATCGCGATGTGCCCGATGACGGGCAGCGCTATGCGATTGTCGGCTGGAAACAGTGGTCGGAGTTGCTTCTGATCGATGAATTCTCACGATCTGACTATATCGGTGATGAGGATCTGCCGTGGAAGGGAACCCAGGCCAAACGCTGGCTCGGAACGCTTTGGATGCCCCATTCAGGCCTTCCGGTGGCAAGCGGCATTCGATCCTGCTTCTGGTATCACCGCACCGCCATTGGCCACGCCATCGGCTCGGACGTTCAGTCCGACATTACCTGGCATGGCGATCACGCGGCACACTTTGTGAATAACTCCATGAGCCAGGGTGCAACGCTGATTGATGGCGATGGTGTGGTGTGCCTGAAAGCGCAAGAGTAGCGCCAAATCCCTGTTCAGCATGCCGTTCGAGGTTCCCGCCTTCGCGGGAATGACGTTCGTTTCATGCACCTAGTCCAGCACCGTCATCCCCGCGCAGGCGGGGATCCCGACCCACAAGCTCAAAAGAAAACAGGAGCCCAAAATGGCAGAAGGTTTCAAAGCCAGAAACCTCAGTGTTCTGGCATACGCCAACGGCTTTACGCTATGGCATTACATCACCCCGGACGTCGCCGCCGACGTCGATACCGCCGATTACTTCCTTGAAGCCCGCGACATGCTGCGCGTCGGCGATTTCATCATCGCCAACACCAACCGAGACGCCACCATGTCCGGCGGCCTGTTCGTCGTCGCAAGCTCCGGTGCAAACGGCGTCGATGTCCGCGACATGACGGCAATCGGCACCTCAAACACCGACTGATCGCACACCCCGATCCACCCTTTTCATCCTCCCTCAACCTCGCCCCGGTGACTGATGTTGCCGGGGTTTCTTTTCTCCGAGCCAAAGGAATGCTTTATGAGTCAAACGGTTAAAATTTGTTCGGATGTCAATATTGCGCAATTTGCTGCGTTCGCGGGCTACTTTTCGATGGACGGGCAAATTTCGGCAACTGGCGCCACCACGTTGAACATTCCCGAATGCCTGGTCAATATTGGTGGCAATGGTCACGGCTATCTTCTGGTGGCCCAGTCGGATTGGTCGATTGTTGAGCCGACGCATCATGACGGATCGCTCAACACCTTGGCCCTCGGGGATGACATCAGACTATTTGCCGTTGACGCGGGTGACGGAACGACAGACGCCAAGTTGATTGCCAGCAAGAATGATGCGTTTCCTGATGGTTATGACGCCTCCAACAGCCGCAAAATCGGCGGGTTCCATTATGGCCGCGTGCGTCCGGTCGCCAGTCGATATGATTTGGCATATAGCCCGGCAATACAGATTGTCCCGAACAGTGTCTGGGATTTGAACCATCGCCCAACGTGTGATCCGAGCGGCATGGTCGAAATCGTGCCGGGCGGTTTCTGGGCCGATATCTATCTTAACTCGGAGGGTGCAGGAACGTGGCCGGAAAATGTACCGGTAAGCAAGTATGGCGTCATGCCGATCAAGGATGATGTTTATGCCCGCTCGGACTTCCATCTGCTTGTGCGCAATGCGGGCAAGCGTCTTCCGACAATTGAGGAATTCCTGACCTATGCCGAGGGCGCACCAGCCGGTCAAAATGGCAATAATACCTATGCTTGGTCGGCAACTTCCAATACCGGGCCGACAACCACTGGTAACGTCGAAAAATCAGTATCCATGTTCAACGTGGTTGATGCCGTAGGCAACCTCTGGGATTGGCTTGATGGTCACTTCGACCTTGGTGCCACGAACTACAATCAAAGCACTTATGTTGTAAATGTCGGTCAGGATTTGTCGACACCACGTGGCGCAGTATTTCACGCGGGTTGGCGTTGCTTTGTCGGCGGGGGCTTCTTCAATTACGGTGAGAACTCTGGTTCTCGTTGCTTGCACTCAGATGCAGGGCCATGGGGAACGGACGGTATTGTAGGGCTGCGCGGTATCTGTTGCGCGCTTTAGGAACCAAAACTTCTGAGAAAAATGGACGACTGTTTTATACCGGCAAGGTTTCCTTGCCGGTTTTTCTTTAACCGACAACAAAGGGCTAAACATGTGTAACAAGATTACCATCTGCACCGAGTTTGACGCCGTCCAGATTGCGGGCCTGCAGGTGCCGATTGCCTCCATCCATGCCTTTGCCACCCAGACCGTGCCGGCCGATTATCTGATCTGTGATGGTTCGGCTGTTTCCCGCGCAGACTATGCCGAGCTTTTCGCTGCACTTGGCACAGTTTGGGGCGAAGGTGATGGCACCACGACTTTCAATATCCCAGATTTGCGCGGCGAGTTCCTGCGCGGCTTTGATGCTGGCCGTGGTGTGGATGGGGGGCGTGTGTTCGCGTCTGATCAGGGTGATCAGATGCAACAGATCACTGGCAGTATCGGTGTCGTGAGCCGCTTTAACTCGCCCGAGGGTGTATTTAGCTACACCACTCAATCAGGCACCACCGACGCGACATCCGGTATCACCAATCAGAACCGGCTTCATTTCGATAGCGCCGATTCCCCGAATGCGCGTGTCGGTGATGAAACACGCCCGCGCAACGTTGCAGTAACTTACGCGATCAAGGCGACTGTTCCTGCCGCGGCGTGATCTAAAGCCCGTGATCAAATCCTTTCGAATGCCCCGGCAGTATCTCGCTGCCGGGGTTTCTTTTTACTCAACCAAGGAGACTGCTTATGCAGGGTAATACCCCGGTCGAATGTGAAATCCTCAATGTTATTCAGGGGGCAGGCATCTGGCCCGATTGCGATGACAAGACCCAGCTTCTACAGGCCATCGAAGCGCTGATTTCTGGCGGTGGTTCTGGTGGTGGCAGTGTCGTGGCTGGCAGTGAAATCGGTTCGGTTTCAGCTTTCGCCATGCCAACCCCGCCAACTGGCTGGCTGGTCTGTGATGGTTCGGCCGTTTCACGTACCGAGTATGCTGATTTGTTTGCGACCATTGGCACGCTTTGGGGCAACGGTGATCAGGTTTCGACCTTCAATCTTCCGGACCTGCGGGGCGAATTCATTCGTGGTTCCGATGATGGTCGCGGCGTTGATGATGGGCGTGTGTTTGCGTCGGCACAGGCAGATGCGTTTCAGGGGCATAAGCACGAATTCTTTCAAAGCCCAGCAACACTGATGGTAGGCGGATCCTATCATCCAAGTGCCGAGAATTTCGACCAGATCGGCCCATACCAGCCCGGTGTTGGAGTGGGGAACCCGGTAACCGATAGTGCGAGTGGATCACCACGCGTTGCATCTGAAACCCGCCCGCGCAACATCGCGATGACCTATGCGATCAAGGCGTTCTATCCGACGTCTGCATAAGTCTCTCAGTCAAACCCGATATCCCCGGCAGACCGTGTTTGCCGGGGTTCTTTTTTGTCCAAATTGGAGAATTCATATGCAGTGTTTAAGGCCGGTTGAAAGTGAAGTTCTGAATGTTGTTCTGGCGGCCGATATTGTTCCGGATCGTATGGACGATACCCAGCTGTTGCAGGCACTTGAAACCCTTTTTGGGGGTGGCAGTTCTGGGGGTGGTTCTGTGCCGGTTGCGACCATCCTGCCGTTTGCCGGTTCGGTGGCACCGGAAGGCTTTATGATTTGCGATGGTGCGGAACTTCTGGCGGCGGAATATGCCGATCTGTTTACCGCGATTGGCACGACCTATGGTGTCGGGCAGGCCGCTGGTAGTTTCAAACTGCCGGATCTGCGTGGTCGGGCGCCGATTGGTGCCGGGCAGGGCGATGGCCTGACGGATCGTGTGATCGGTGCGGCTGGTGGTGAAGAAACCCATCAGCTGACGATTGATGAGATGCCCTATCACGAGCACGCTTGGGAAAACTCCTTCTACAGTTTGGTTCGGGTCTCTGGTTCAGGAGGTGAGGGTATTGGATCCGGATCTGAGGACTACAGTAACTTGCGTTCTACCGGCTCGTTCCAGGGCGGCGACCAACCGCACAACAACATGCAGCCGTTCCTGGTGGTGAACTACATCATCAAGGTTTGATTGCTGCGAACAAGAACCTTTGCGGGGCCCGGGTTTCCGCGTTAAGTGATGTGGCGCTGTGTGCGCGGGCGTTGGTGATGATCGGGGCGGCGCCGATTTCATCGTTTGAAGAAGACGTGGCCGAGGCCGAGATTGCCCGGATGCTTTATCCCGCTGTGCGCGACGGGATGCTGGCGGGCTATCCGTGGCGGTTTGCCGGGCGGGGGTGCTGGTTGTCGCGACTGGCGGACGGGGATGGGGCTGGTTCAGCCAAAGATAACAGCAATCTGTTTGCCTTGCCGCGGGACTTTATCCGGTTGCTGTCGCTCGAAAATGACGGGGGTAAGATCGCGTCTTTCGAGCTGCGAGATCAGGCGATCAAGGTCGCGGGTGACAGTGCGTATCTTAGCTATGTCGCACGCTTGCCGGAGGGCAGCTTTCCGGCGTGGTTTGATATGGCGTTGATGGCGCGACTGGCGGCCGAATTTTGCCTGCCGCTGACCGAAAGCAGCACTCGGGCCGAGTACCTTTTCAAGCGGGCCGAGGACCAGTTGCGCGAGGCACGGCTTGCCGATGCGCAGCAATCGACCCCGCATGCGATTGATGATTTTTCCCTGATTTCGGCGCGGGGGTAGGGGCGTGGGTCGGGCCTTGGGCGGTGGGTTTGGAGCCTGCGGTGCGAGTTTCCCGCCTTCGCGGGAATGACGTTTGTTCCATGAGATTATTTTATCTTCCGTCATCCCCGCGAAGGCGGGGATTCCGATCCGCAAGCGTATCACCTTTATTCATTGAGGGAGCACCCCATGGCACGCCGCGTTCTGGAGAAAAACACGTTTTCGACCGGCGAACTGGCCCCGGAATTGTGGGGGCGATCGGACTTAAGCGCCTATGCCAATGGGGCAGCGCGCCTGCGCAATGTGTTTATCGAGCCATCGGGCGGGGTGCGCCGTCGTCCCGGTATTCGATTGATTGATGAATTGCCGGGACCCGCGCGCCTGATCCAGTTCGAGTTCAATACCGAGCAGACCTATCTGCTGGCCTTTGGCGATAACCGCGCACTGGTGTTTGAAGACGGGGTCGAGACGATCTGGTTTGAAACCACGTTTGGGCCAGAGCACCATGATCTTCTGAACTGGACGCAAAGTGCGGATACGCTGTTGGTCGTGCATCCCGATGCTCCGCCGGTCCGGATCACACGCACCGGCGATGGCAGCTGGCAAACCAGCCTTTGGGCCTGGCGTGAGACCAATTTCAGAACCAGCCAGCCCTATTACAAGTTTGTCGAGCCGGCTGCGACCCTGACGCCATCGGGTACCAGTGGGACCGTCACGCTCACGGCCAATATGGATGTGTTCGTGCCAGAGCATGTCGGGACCCTGTGGCGGATTCAGGGGGTTGAGGGTGAGATCACCAGCGTGTCCGATGCCCGAACCGCGCAGATTGCGCTGAAGCAGGCGTTGCCAAACGCGAATGCCACCGTCGATTTTGTTGAGCAGGCCTTTTCCGAGGTGCGGGGTTGGCCGCGCAGCGTGACCTTTCATCAGGATCGATTGATCATTGGCGGATCGCGCGATCTGCCCAACCGGTTGTGGATGTCGAAATCGGGCGATCTGTTTAATTTCGAGCTCGGCGAAGGGCTTGATGACGAGGCGATTGAATTTGCCCTGCTGGCCGATCAGGTCAATGCGATCACCGGCATTTTCGCCGGGCGTCATTTGCAGGTCTTTACCAGCGGGTCGGAATGGATGGTGACGGGCGATCCATTGACACCGGCCAATGTGCAGGTCACGCGCCAGACCCGGATCGGCAGCCAAAGTGATCGCACCGTGCCGCTGGTCAATGTTGATGGCGCAACGCTGTTTGCCGGGCGGAGCGGGCGCGAAATTCGCGAATTCCTGTTTACCGATGTCGAGCAGGCGTATGGATCGGCCGATCTGGCGTTGCTGTCGCGCCATCTGATCCATCATCCGATTGATCAGGCCTTTGATCCGGATCGGCGGCTTTTGCATGTGGTGATGCGCGACGGATCGCTTGCCACACTGACCCTTTACCGCAGCGAGGCGATCACCGCCTGGTCGGCGCAGTCGGTGGCGGGATGTGCCTTTGCATCCGTTTCGGTGTCAGGTGGCGACGTCTATGTCGTGCTGGAACGCGATGGCCGCTATTTCCTAGGTGTGTTTGACCCGCAATGCGGCTTTGATCTTTATCGTCGCCAAGCGGTGGTTGCGGGCGAAGCACCGCGCCGGCATTGGGGCAATCTTGATCCGCTGGATGGGCTTGATATCAGTGTCTGGCACGATGGCGTTCTTGCCGAAGATATAGCGGTTGCCGGGGGTACGATTACATTGCCTGATCACATCGGGGCTGTATCGGAAATCGAGGTCGGCTTGCCCTTTACCCATGAAATTTATGCCCTGCCGCCGGCCGCATCGGATGGCAGTCGCCCGCATGGCGGCAATGCCGTGCGGCTGGTCTCGGTGACCTTGCGTTTGCAGGAAACCGGGCAGCTGCGCGTCGATACCGGTCGGGGATTGCGTGATGTCGCGCTGCCGGTTTCCACCGATGACAAAGATGCGCTTTATAGCGGCGATATCACGCTCCGTGCACTGGGCTGGCGGCGGGGCAGTGGCGGGGGACTGAAAAGTGGACTTTGGCGCATCGCCGGGGCATTGCCCCGGCCTTTTTTGTTGCTTGGTGTGGCCAGTGAAATGGGGGTGAATGACTGATGGGTGGATTTACATCAATCGTGCCGATGGCGGCATCGGTGCTGCAAACCGGACAACGGATTAGCGCCAACCAGACCAATGCACAAAGCCGGATAGATCAAACCGAAGCCGCCCGTCAGGCGGAGCTGGCCGAGATCGCAGCGCGCGAGCGCGAAGACGCCACCAATCGCGAAGAAGACCTGCGTCGTCGTCAGGCAACCGCGCGCGCCCGGCAAGGGGCATCGGGCCTGATGGCGGGGGGGGCGGGATCGGCCAGTGCGGTTCTGGCGGGTTACGAAAAAGCCGCCCGGCAGGATGCAGACCAGAGTGCCGATGCCGCCGCGAGAAACCGCAACCGCATCAACCAACAGGCCGCCTGGCGTGAAAAGTCGCTGTTGCGATCGACACAGGATGACACGGTTGCACGGCTGAATGCCTGGTTCTCCAAGCGTGATGGCTGGGGCTGAGGTTCTGGGCTGAGGTTTATTAGGGGGAAGAAGCTATGGGCGCTGTTTTTGCCAATCAGATCCGTGCCGCCATTGCCTTTGTCGGTGATGGCGCACGCGATACCTTTCCGTTTGATTTTGATGTGTTTGATGCCGGTGATGTGCGTATCAGCATCAATGGGACGGAAACCGATACCGGCTTTCACATCGCACTCATGCCCACCGATCAGGGCGGGGGTGGCGTGGTGCGGTTCGAAACGCCGCCGGCAAATGGCAGCACCATCCATATTGCCCGGCAGTTGCATTTGCGCCGCCTGAGCAGCTTTGACGCCATGTCGATCCCGCGTGGGGATGCGCTTGAACGTGATCTTGATTTCATGACGGCCGCCCTTGGTGACGTGGATCGCGCGCTTTCCGGGGCTTTGCGCTTTGGCGCGGATCAGGGGGAGGGCGCGTCGGCAGAGCTTCCGGTGATCAAGCCCGGTCGGGCGCTGATCTGGAATGCGGAAGGCACGGGGCTTGGCAACGGGCCGACGGCCGATGATATCGCGGTCGCAAGCCATAAGGCAAGCCAGGCACAAGATGCCGCCAACCGGGCCGAGGCCGCCGAAAGCCGGTCTGAAATCGCGGTCGCGTCGTTTGAACGATCAAGCGCCTCGGCGATGCTCGATCTTGATTTTCGCAGTGGTGATGTTCTGGCGTGGGAGGATGAGCGCCGCATGCCGGTGATCGATGCGCCGGTCAGCCGGATCATGGATATCCGCGAAACCGGATCGCTGGTCAGGCTTTCCAGCGGCGCGCAATTGACCTTGCCGGTGGCGTCCGTTGCGCGCAATGGCGTTCGGTTTCGGGTGTTTAACGGTGATGGCACGATGGTCGATATTACGACCGCATCGGGCGATATCATCCGCCCGACCAATGGCGGGGCGGAAGTCAGCGTTTACCCCCTGCCGACACGGGGCGACATGGTCGATCTCATCTGTGATGGCACGCGCTGGTTTGCCGCTCCGATCCATGAAAGCGGCCCGGTGGTGAAGCTTTTGCGTGTGGCCAGCCAATCCATCCCGGCCGGCGGGGCGTTTCTGGTCGAATGGGATCAGGTGATTGAAGACAGCCACGGGCTTTATGACAGTGGCGTGCATGGTATCACCGGCCTCGCGCCGGGCTTTTATCATGTCGATATCGGGGTGCGCTTCCCGATTACCGACCAGTCGGTCTCTACCACCTTGTCGCTCGAACGCTTTGACGGCACCGATTGGTCGAGCCACTTGCAGGCCAATGACATTACCGCCATGGGCAGCGGCGCGGCGCACAGTTTGCGCCTGAATGGTATTGCCCGGATTAATCCCACACCCGGCACCGGTTTGCGCCTGCGTCTGTCGCATAGCGATGCGCAAACACGCGACATTGGCGCAAGCGGTCTTTTGACCTGGTGTCACATTCATCGCATTGGCGGCTAGTACGCCAACCCGCGCCTGCCATCCATCGACACACACTGATCGGAGATGCATCCAATGGGATTGCGTTATCAGCCGCTTGCGGCCTGCATGAATGTTTCGCGCGCCAGCACCAAGCTTGTTCGCGGCCAAAATGGCCTGCTTGAAACCCGCGCGATTGATGAACCGGCTTATGACCATGATCGGCTTGGTCGTCGCTTGGGCCTTCTGATCGAGGGGGCGGCGACCAACCTGCTGCGCTACTCGACCACCTTTGACAACGCGCTTTGGGAAAAGAATAGCGGTGTGGTGGTAAGTGCCAGCACAATCGCCGCCCCGGATGGCAGCCAAACCGCGATGCAGCTTGATCTGCCCGGAAGTGCGGCGGGTGCGGATGGCTTGTATCAGAATGTCGGCGGGCTTGTGGCCAGTGAAACCTATAGCTTTGCCGTCTGGATGCGTGCGGTATCAGGCACGGCCGACATCACGCTTGGCGGAATTGACGGGGCTTCCACACATGGTTTTGCCTTGGATGAAAACTGGCAGCGGGTGTGGATTGCAGAACCGGCATCCGGTGCGACCCGCTATCCGAAAATCAGTACGGCAGTTTCGGCCCTTCCGGCCTCTGTCCTGATCTGGAATGCGCAGCTTGAAGCCGGGCCTGCGCCGACCAGTGATATCATCAGCAACGGCATCCCGGCCGCGCGGGCGTGCGATGATGTGCGGCTTGATCCGGGCGACTGGTTCGCGCAGGGGCGCGGGACATTGGTTTTTGATCTTCATACCGCGTCCGACTGGGCGGGCATCTGGCGGATCGTGCAGCTTTACTCGCTCAGCCTTAATGATGATCACCTTGATCTTGGCTATGACAGCGATGCCAATCAGCTCCGCATTTCGCTGCGAAAGGATGGCGTGCCGCTCGTCACCCAGTCGCTTTATGGCACGCTTGCCAAGGATGCCCGTCATCGCATCGCGCTGGCGTGGGATGACGATGTGATCTCGGTCGGGCTGGATGGCGTGGTGCTGTCCTCGCCCGATGGCTTTGCCATGCCGCGCAATTTTTCCAACATCGTGCTGGGATCGTTTGGCGGCACCGACAAGGCACTCAACGGCCATCTGCGCAATCTGGCCTATTGGCCGACAAAGCTATCCAATGCGCGGCTGTCTGAACTTTCGGTGGTTTAAGCCTCATGAGCACGGATAAAACACCCGACCCGATCATGGCCCTGCAAACCCGGCTGCTGGGTGAATTGCCCGATGACATTGCCATGGCGCGCGATGCCTATCACCGACTGGCGGGGGAGGCGGCCGGGATCATGGACGCCAGGGAATTCTCCGCCCATCAGGCGGCCTGCAAGGCAGCCCTTGGGCATCTTGAAAGCCTGATCAAGCTTCTGCGCTGGGCGTGTGAGGGGGCGGGAGAAGTCGATGAAGACGCACCTGAGAAAAGCAATGTCGATCAGTTGATTGCCGAGGCAAAGCGTGGTCTTGCAGGCGCCTGAGGTGCTGCGCCCCACCATTCAATGAGCATGGTAGGGCGCTGAGATCAGTAGGACAATGTCACCAATTCGCATTTGGCGTTCTTGCCACCGGCATAGTCGTAGAAGACTTTCATGAAACTGCCGCTACCGTTTTGGATATTCAGGGTGATCTGATAGCGATTTGCCGTGGTCGTGGTTGTTGCCGTGCCGCGGCGGATTTCAGATTCAAGGTCTGACGGGGTCTGAATTCCGGCATTCGGCCCGCGTTCACGAACGCGGGCATAAAAGTGAAATCCTTTGTCCTGCCAGATCATAGGCAACATGTTGCTCCACTGGCTGTTCGTAACCTGTTTCCACGCATTGTCGACATTGCTGCCGCTGAGTGAAAACGTTGTCGGGGCACAGGCCGATGGCGGCTTGGCGTGTGCAGGCAGGGCCAGCAAAAGACCAAGTGTCAGGAAAAGAAAGGCTGCCATCAGGCCGCCAAAACGCATGCTGCGATAGGTCTGCATTATCGAGTTTCTCCTTGTTGTCATGGTGTTCAGACACAGCTTTGACGTCGCCCGGACGCGAACGTGACAGACCGCAACAACCAAATTGATGGAGTGAGGAAAATGCCAATGGCACAGGCCCGCTTCGCCGAATTCGTCTGGATCTGGGATCAGATGTTGGGGCTCAGCCTGCCGACCCATCACCGGAGGATGGCCGATTGGCTTGAGGACTGCTGGCAGTCGGGCAAACGCGAGATGCTTTTGATGGCGTTTCGCAATTCTGGGAAATCGACACTGGTCGGGTTGTTTTGTGCCTGGGTGCTTTATCGTGATGCCGATTTGCGCATTCTGGTGCTGGCCGCCGATCTGGATCTGGCGAAAAAGATGGTGCGCAACGTCAAGCGCGTGATTGAGCGTCATCCGCTGATGGGGGCCCTGTTGCCCGAAAAGCTGATCGATTGGGGGAGCGAGCGCTTTACCGTGGCGCGGACGGCTGTGTTGCGTGATCCATCGATGCAGGCGGTAGGCATTGGCGGCAACATTACCGGGTCGCGTGCCGATCTGGTGATTTGCGATGATGTCGAGGTGCCAAAAAACAGCGATACCGCCCATAAACGTGCCGAGCTGCGCGAAAAGCTTGGCGAGATTGCCTATGTGCTGGGGCCAAGCGGTGCGCAGCTTTATGTCGGCACCCCGCACAGCTATTATTCGATCTACGCCGATGAAGCGCGAACTGAAATCGGGGAAGTCGCCCCGTTCCTGGCCGGTTTTTCACGCTTTGAACTTCCCATCGTCAATAAGGACGGGACATCAAATTGGCCGGAACGGTTTGACGCAGCCGCGATTGATGCCATGCGGATCCGCACCCCAGAGCGCAAGTTTCAAAGCCAGATGATGCTTGAAATGATGGCCCCGGTGGCCGGGATGCTCGACCCCGCAAAATTGCGGTTCTATGACGACACGGCCGAGATCACGCATGGCAATGGCCGTATGACGCTTCGGATTGGCGGGCGAACCATGGTCGCCAGTGCCTGCCATTTTGATCCGAGTTTCGGGTCGCTTCGGGGCGACGGGGCGGTGGTGGCCTGTGTTTATATCTGTGATCAGGGGGAATACTGGTTGCAGGATATCGCATGGCTGCGCGCGGCCGACCCGGGCGATCCGGCCGAAAGCGGTGACAGGCCATGGCGCGATGAAGCCAGCCAGCTTTGTGCGCAGGTGGCCGACTTTATGGCGCGCCATCATTTGCCGTCGGTCCGGGTCGAGACCAATGGCATTGGCCGGTTCCTGCCCAATATTCTTAGGCGTGAACTGAAATCAATCGGATGGGCGGCAAGCGTCGTAGAACATCATGAGAGTACCAACAAGGCCACCCGGATCGAGGATGCCTTTGGTGCGGTGATGGGGGCAGGATTGCTGCATGTCCATCGCGCTGTTTGCCAGACACCGTTCCTGCGCCAGATGCGCGATTGGCATCCGGATAACAGCAATGCCAACAAAAGTGCCGATGACGGGCTTGATGCGGTGGCGGGCTGTATTTTGCATGATCCGGTGCGTTTGCCGCGGGTCGATATGCCGATCAAACGCGCCGACTGGCGGGCACAAAGCGGGATTTTCCGGGCCGATAGCCATTTCAACCCGTGAGAACGGGCTTTCAATTCGTGAGGGAAGAAAAAACTTTCTCACAATGCCAAATGGTTAGCGCAGGTCTGTATCACATTTGTGAAATATTCATGGAAAATTCAGCTTTGGTCCCTACGTTTATTATATGAAAGCATAGTAAGTAATTTTTCTTCCTATACTAAAGTGAGTTTTCGAAGCCAGAAAAAGACGGGTCCCGGCCCATGAAGCCGGCACAAGGAAGCGGCCAAAGATCATTTGTTGATTGATTTTGCAGTCCAGGAAAACAAGACGTCCATGTGGGCGCACCTGACTGTCAGGAGGCCTGACCATGTTGAAAACACTGAGCTTGATTGCTGTGGTGGCAGGTGCCGTTGCAGTAACACATACCCCAGCCTCGGCATCCCCCGTCTGCGGGGATCGATCCAAGGTGATCGACAGCCTGAGCGCAAAATATTCCGAAGAACCGGTCGCGGTCGGCGTGACGTCCAATGGTGGCGTGATCGAGGTGCTTAAAGCCCCCGATGGCCAGACCTGGACCATCCTGTTTACCTATCCGTCCGGCCCAAGCTGCCTCGTCGCCTCTGGCGAGGCCTGGCAGGACCTGGAAGAAAAGCTCAAAGGCCCGGCAGCTTAAACCAAGCTTCCCCGCCTCCTGACTGCTTTGACCGCTTATCCAGCCCGTGGGATGTCGCCCCGGGTGGAGAAGAGGTCGACCTGACCCGCAAACCATCGGTTTGCGGGTTTTTCTTTGTCTGAAAATCGAGGCCCCCATGACCCTGCCTGTGACCCAGACGGTTGATGTGATCTGGTGGATCACGGCTGTTGAAATCCCTGCTGTCGCCAGCCTGTTCTGGCTGCATTGGCGGATGCGTTCCGAACTGCTTGGCCGCGTCGAACAGCTCCGCACCCGCGAGGAATCAGATGCCAGCGACCTGCGCGATGCCTTGGCTGCCTTCAAGCTCGATGTCGCGCGCAACTATGTCTCCATCCCCTATCTCAAGGATGTCGAAAAGCGCCTGACCGGCCATTTGCTCCGGATTGAGGCCAAGCTCGACATGCCCCCCATCCCGAGCAAAAAGGATCTGAGCTTATGACCGACCCCCAAACCCTGACCAGATCGGTATCAACGCCGGTTACTGATCCCGATGCCCTGCCCGAGGTCGAAGTTCTTGCCCGTACCCTCTATGGCGAGGCGCGTGGCGAGGAGCTTGCCGGGATCGAGGCCGTGGCATCGGTCATCCTCAACCGGGTTGCGTTTGTGAAACGGCGCGGGCGCTATTGGTGGGGCAATGACATCAAATCGGTATGCCTGAAACCGGCACAGTTTTCCTGCTGGAACGAAGCGGACCCCAATCGCAAGAAACTGCTGGCACTCAGCCCGCGTGACCCGGCCTATCGCCTGTGCAAACGCATCGCCAAGCGCGCGGTGGTGGGGGAGCTTCCCGATCAAACCGACGGTGCTACCCATTATCACACCCATGCAGTTGATCCGTTCTGGGCGCGTGGGCATGTGCCGGTCGCAGAAATCGGCAATCACCTGTTCTACAAAGACATCGGTTAATCCGATGGCCGCTCTTGCCGCCAAGACGGACTGCAAAGAAGCATTGGCTGCGCTTCCGGTGCTCACGTACTGACACGTACGCTGCGCGCCGGTTCTCACCACTACTTCTTTTCGCCACGTCTTACCGATAATCCCGACCATCGTGAAGGCTTCAAAAATTGCCAGAGGTGCAAAATGATTCCTGCATTGCTCGCCCAGATCGGCCTGCCGCTTTTGATGAAGGCGGTGGGTGCGGGGCTTGACCATATCGACAACCCGATTGCCAAAACCGCGGCCGAGGGCCTGAAACATGTAGAGGCGGCTGTGACCAAGGGCGACGTCACGCCCGAACAAATCAACGCGGCCAACCGCCACACCGAACGCATGGCCGAAATCGAACTGGCGCGTGATACCGAAACACTTAAATCCGTCAACCGCACCATCCGGGCCGAGGTCGCCAGCGAAGACGCCTTTGTCCGGCGCTGGCGCCCGAGCTTCGGCTACGCCGTGGCCCTCACCTGGATCATGACCATGGGCGCCATCGCCTACGCCATCATCCTCACCCCGCTTCAGGCCCCGGCGATCATCGCAGCACTCGTCAACACCAGCCCGATCTGGGGCATTGCGTTGGGTGTTTTGGGCGTGAGTGTTGTGAAAAGGAGTGCGGATAAGAAATTATCGTGATTTCGAATATTTCGGATGTTTCGAATATTGCGTTTATCGCGGGAGTGGCATATGATATAGCTGCATCTAAGGGCCGAAGAGGCTGGCGATGTGGGAAAAGGGAATGGAGATAAGAGATGTCGGCAATTCGCAAAGACGATTTTGGCGGTAGATTGCCAACGCAAATTGAAAGCGCGACAGCGGATCAGCTTCGCCAGATCATTGCTTCGCAGACAAAAGAAGGTGAAGATACCAAGCTGACAGTTACGCCCGGTGACGGTAAGCCAGAAACGATCACGCTAAGCCCGGCGCTGACGGAGAGCCTGATGGCTTTGCTGCGTCTGGTTTCCAGCCGTCAAGGATTTCAGATGGTGCCGCTTTCGGTAGACTTGACCACGCAGCAGGCGGCAGATCTGTTGAATGTTTCTCGGCCCTACTTGATCAAGCTGCTCGAAGCGGGTGATATCAAATTTACAACTGTAGGTCGGCATCGCAGGATTAAGGCTGAGGATTTGTTCGCTTATAAAGCCCGGCGGGATGCCGAACGTGACGAGGCCTTGTCTGAATTGGCAAAGATGGATGCAGAGCTTCTTCTGAAAGGATATTAATCGCAGATGACATATCGGGCAGACCATTTTACAGCACTTCTTGATGCCTGTGTTCTGGCCGATGCGTTCAAGCGGAACTTGTTACTCAGTCTAGCGCGAGCTGAACTGTTTCGTCCCCGCTGGAGCCCTCAGATCCTTGATGAAACCGAACGGGCGATCCTAAAAATCACCAAGGGCGAGGCGGATGGGACCAAGCAGCGTGCGGCAATTGAGCGGGCATTCAGAGATGCCTGCGTGACCGGATATGACGCGCTGATTTCGGCGGTGTCACTGCCAGATCCCGATGATCGCCACGTTCTGGCCGCGGCAATTCACACCAACGCGCAGGTTCTGGTGACAGATAACCTCAAAGATTTTCCGCCGAGTGAATTGGCGAAGTTCGGGGTTGAGCTCAAATCACCTGATGAATTCATCGCAGATACCATAACCCTGCATGAGCAAACAGCCTTTGGCGCATTGAAGGCCATGCGAGTGCGCTATCAAAACCCGGCTCTTACAACGGATAAGATCATTCAGTTTGCGGAAAGCCGAGGTTTGATGACGACCGCGCTTTTGCTCAAGGAGTATGAGCAATATTGGTGAAGCAACCGACGTCAGAGCTCCAAAGCTTCTAATGGATGAGATAAGAAGTAGACTTTCGTAAAGCCTTGCAGATCAAAAGACCTGCTGGTCATTAGTGAGAGCGTGATTTTCCCACTGTTATTCAGGTGGTTGGCGACCAAAAGTAAGCGTACATCTGGTCCTGCATTCTTACGATAAGTATTCAGCTTTTTGCATTTTGTATCGATTGCGGCTTGAATGAGCTCAACCGGATCTTGGCTTACCCATCCGACTCTGTCGTTTACAACGTACCAGCGAGAATGAAATTCTTTGGTGACCCAAACCTTGGTGCCGCAACGGAGCAAAAATTGAGTTCGGTAGCCGGTTTCTCTGCTTTCAAGGTTTTCTGCCATTAAGGCTTGATGCAGTTCTTTTAACTCGCATTCAGAGATATTTCCGGCATCTGGCTTCCTAAGAAGCCGAACATGCAATGTCAAATCAGATGTTTTCTCAAAACCCTGAGCAAATTTTTCCAATTCTTTGCTTCGATGTTGTTCAGTCTGTTTTACGGACGATCCCCCTTTGTTCTGATTTTCATTAAGAAAAATTTCCCTTACCTCCAGACCAAAAGTAAGTACGCCCTCTTTTATGATAAAATCTGGTTTCTCGCGCTGTTCTAAAATTTCCCACGAGGTATTTAGTAGCTGAGAAGCTTTGAGCACAAAGTTGCGCTCATCACGCTTTTGAGAATCTGAGGTCAT